AGATGAAGAGTTAATCAAATTAAAACAGAAACGTAAATATAATTTAAATTTAAAAAGATTTAATGATGATAAAATAATATTTTTATTAGATAAAATTACACATTTTAGAGAACATAATAATTCTTTAAAAAAAAGTATTAAAGAAGTAAAAAAAGAAATAAAAGATTATGAATATTATTGTGAATATAAAGTAGAAGAATATCAAAACGAACATAAAAAAACTTATGATTCAATATGTGGTGGTAGTAATAGTAATAATAATAATAAAATAGAAACATGTAAAAATAAAATGGAAAAATGGAATATGAAAAAGTTAAATTGTAAATTATTATTTATGGAAAAATATAATATATATTTAGGTGAGTTTTATGAAATATGTAATAAATATGGAGAAAAAGAAAATGGAATAATAAAAGATTGTATAATATTTACAAGAGAACAAGTAGAAGATAAAATAAATGAATTAGAAGTAGGTGTAAAAAATTTAGAGAATAAATATTATGAAGTAAATGATGAAGATATAATTAAAAAAGATTATGAAAATGAAATAATAAAATTAGAAGAAAATTATAAATTAAAAATAGAAAATAGAAAAAAAGAAATTGAAAAAATATTAAATTCAGTAAAAAATATAATTGAACAATATAAAAAACAAAAAAAATTAAAATCACGTGAGGAAATTATGGAATATATAGATGATTTAAAAAAACAAAAAGAAGAGTTAGAATATATTAATGAAGATTTAGAAGAAAAATATAAAAATTTAATAGAAATAAAATTAAATATAGAACCAAATTGTTTAGAAAAATTAAATATTATGAAAGCAGATTCATTAAAAGAAATTTATTTAAAAAAAAAAGAATGTGTAGAAAAATAATATGAATAAAATATTTAATATATATATATATAATATGAATAAAAAAGAATTAGAAGATGATTTAAAACATCAAAAAAATTTATATAAAACTTGTATAAAAAATAAAAATATACAAACAAAAAAAATAGCAGATTTACAAGCAGAAAATATAAAATTAAAAACAGAAAAAGATACTATAATTTCAACTAATAAAGAAACATGTAAAGAAATGTTAAAAGAAAAAGTATTAGAATGTGAAGAAATAAAAACAAGTTTATTAGGTGGTAATAATAGTAAATTTCAACGTTTTTTAAGAGATTTTGAAAATAAAATAAGTGGGGGGATGATAGGACAAATTAGAAAAAAATTTGATGAAAAATATCAAAAAGAGTTAGAGAATTATAAAAATATGTCTAATAATAAATATGAAAAACAAAAAGGGGGACAAAAAGGTGGTATGCCTATTTTATTTATGGGTGCGGCAGTATTTAAAATAGGATTAATGACACTTGGTACTTTTATATTTAATTGGTGGCCTATAATGATGTTAGTATCATTATATTGTTTATATGTTGAATGGAAAATGGTAAAATTATCTGGTGATGATATTTTAGGATTACCAATTGTATATTTATTAGGAGCATATTTATGTCCTTGTATATGGGCATTAGTACGTTTATTTATGGGATATAAAACAAAAACAGATGCTAATCCTAGATTATTTAATATATTATCAAAATGTACTGATGATGGTTTTACAGTAAATTTTATGGAATATAGTGGTAGAGATTGTAAAGAAGAAAAATGTTTATGGACAACAAATGAATGTTATGAAGCATTATTTGGTAAAAGTGGAAATTTATTAGATTCAATGATGGATACAGCAAAAAATACTTTTAATTAAATTTTTTAAATTGATTTTTTTTTGATAAAAATAAATAAAATGAGTGAAGTATTATTTAATACTATTGAAGAATTTAAAAAATGTATGAATACAATTACTGAAACTGATGGTTTATTAGATAAAAGAGGATATAAATTACATGAAAAATTTAATGATTTAGATTTAAATGAATATAATAATTTTAATAGTATTGAATTAATGGGACATAAAAATAATAATAATAATTATTGTTTTATATATTTTGTAAATAATACAAGTTTTTTAAGTAAAAGTTATAAAACTAAATCTGAAAATAATATAAATAGAGTAGAAGAAAATATAAGAAAATTATATAATATTGATAATAATAAAAATATAGATATAAATTTAATTATTATTTTAACACAACCATTAAAAATAAATAGTTATATTTTAGAAAAAAAAATTATAGAAAAAATTGATATTGAAAATATTCAAATTTTTACTTATGCTAATTTATTATTTAATATTACAAAACATTCAAAAATTCCTAAACATATTAGAGTAATTTCAGATAAAAATGAAATTAAACAAATATGTGAATTAAAAAATATATCAGGAACAGATAAATTACCTAAAATTCTATTATCTGATCCATTAGCAAATTTTTATGGTTTACGAGTTGGAGAATTATTTGAATTTAAAAAATATAGTAAAAATTCTGGTATTTATATTTATTATCGTGTATGTGTTATTAATTAATATAAATAACACATAAATGATTCAAAATTTTTTAAATTTAGGACATTTTCCAAGTATTATTACATTTAATACAATTTACAAAAATTGTAGTAGGTTCATCAGCACTACGTGTTTGTAATGAATAAGTTTTACATTCATTATTTTTACATTTAGAACAAGTAAATTGAGTAGTTGTAAATTCAGCTGTTTTATCAATAACAATTTTATCATTTTTATTTTGTTCTTCTAAAATATCCTTCCAATGTTCAATATATAATTCCCAGGGTTTATTATATATAAATTCTTTTGGTGAAAGTTTTTTTTTTTTAATATCAGATACAATTTTTTTATTAAAAACTTTTGATTTAGGATTAATAATTTCAAAAATATATTTTAATTTTATCATATAACTTGATTTACAATCTTTTGAATATTCATATAATATTTGTTCTATAGAATCTGAATATTTTTCACCAATAAAATCTTTTATAATTTTTTTACCTAATTGTCTTTCTTCTTCCATTATATTAATTATATTATTATATTTATAAATCAATATAAATCAATTTATTATATTTTTTATTTTAAATTGATATTTTTTTAATAATTTAAAAAAAAAATGGTTTTAATGAAAACTGGACTTCTTATTTATACTAATGGAAATATAGAAGAAAAAACACTTGATATGACAGAAGATACAAATAATATTAGTATTTTACTAGAAGATAAATTAACATTTATTGGACAAATTTTACGAGAACCAGATAAATGTAATGCGGTAATTATGAATGGAATAAATAGTAAAAATAATGGAAAACTACTAAATAGATGTATAATTCCACCATTTAATGAAGAAGTTTATGGAGATATATTTATAATTTGTATGGATGAAAATAGTGAACCACAAGATTTTAAAATGGAAGATTTAGAAGAATATATTAAAAATTTTGATGAAAAATATAAAAAAAATTATTATGATTAATAATATAAATATTATTTTTATCTAAAAATATATTTATTTATATTTATTTTTTAAACAAATAACACAAGCACCCCATTTAGCATCTTTATCAATATTTTTTAAATATATTTCAGCCCGACAACAAGGACAACTTTGTCCACATTGACCGCCTAAATTACAATAATGAATATGTTTATTCCAACCTTTAGGATGTGTATGAGATTTAGACATATTAGTATTAGACTATTATAATAAATAATTATAAAAAAAATCAATTTTTTTAAAAATATTATTGAGCAATAATTTTAAATACTTTTTTAAAAATTTATTTATAAAATTGATTTAAAATTAAATAAATATTAAAATATAAAATGAGTATAACCTATAAAACCGTTATTATTGACGAAAATGACGAAGAATTAAAAAAAAAATATGCGAATCATAATGTGAATTATATGAAAGATGTTGGTGTAGATTTATTTATGCCTAAAAAAATTGAAGTACCTGGTAAAGCAAAAAGTTTTAAAGTGGGAACAGGAATTAAATGTACTGGTGTTAGAAATAATCAACGTTCAAGTTATGAAATTTGGCCGCGTAGTAGTATGGGTGGAAAAACTCCACTACGATTATCTAATAGTATTGGATTAGTAGATCCTGATTATACGGGTGAATTACTTTTACTTTTAGATAATATGAGTGAAGAAGCATATGAAATTAATAGAATGGATCGTTTAGTTCAATTGGTAGGTCCTTGTCATGAACAACCAAATGTAAAAATTGTAGATCAGTTAGAAGTGACTGAACGTGGTGAAAAAGGAATTGGAAGTTCAGGTAGATAAAATATATTATATATTAATATAATGAATAAAAATAATAAAAAAAAACAAAATGGTGGTATAAATAATAAATGGTGGATTCTTAGTCCTATAATGGTATTAGTAGGATATCATATAATAATGGTAATTTATTTAAATATAACAAAAAAATGGAATGGATTTGGAATTAATTATAAAGATTTAGTATTAAAATATAAAGATGATGAATGGCCTGGATATATAATAATATTTTTTAATGTGATATTTAGAATATTATTTAAACCATATAATAATTAAAGAATTTAGAAAATAAATTAAAAAATTGTATATGAAAATATATTTTATTTTTTGTTTATATTTATTTTTTTTGACTATAATAAATGGATATATATTACGTTCAGAAGAATTAGGTAGAGAATGTAAAATAAATTTTAAAAAAAAGGAATTATTTATTGAAATAGATAAAAATATATGTGGGGAATTAGAATATAGTGAATTAAATTTATTTAAATTTAATAATTGTATATCTTTTAAAAAATATATAAAAAAGGGAATAGAATTATGGAGTAAAAATAATGATAATATAAAAATAAATTATGAAAAAAATAATAATACAAAACAAATAAAAATAGAAATAAAATTTAAAAATTTGAGTGGTAAAACAGTAGGAACAGCACATAGAATTTGTGATAAAAAAAATTTAATAGAAGGTAATATAGATATAAATAGAAAAAAATGTTATTATCCGGATAATTTATTTTGTACATATAATAATGTTTTATTTATACTATTATTTGTTATAGGAATATTATTTCATAGTTTATATTTTATTATAATAATGGATATATTAAAAATAGAAGAAGTATATAAACCATTTTGTGGGGTATTATTTATTACAATAATTGATTTTATTTTATTAATATATATTCATATAAATTGTATTGATTGTGTTTCAATAAAAACTATAATAGGTCATGAAATGGGTCATATATTAGGATTTGGACATCCAGATAAAAATTATTATTTAAATTGGGATGGATATATAAAAAATTGTGTAGTAAAAAAAAATATAAATATGAATTTTGATAAGGATTCTATAATGTTATCAAATAGTAATAATTTAAGAAATATTAAAAGTATATCAAAAAATGATAAATTGGGTTTATATGATTTATATCCTTCTTGTAATTATAGAAATGATATATATAGTAATTTTAAAAATATAAATGAAGAAAATACAACTGGATTATTTATTTTATTATTATATATAATAATACCTATAATAATAACAGGAGTAATGGTAATTTATATAAAAATAAAAAGAAACACTCAAGTTAATTCATTTTCTGAATAATATTATTTAAATTATCCATTTGAATAGATTTTAATAAAAAGTCTTCATTAGAATTATAATCTATTGGGTTTCCATTAGAATTATTTTCTAATTTAATTTTAATATCATATAATTCAAGATAAAGTTTTTTATATTTAGATACATTATCAGCTAATAAAAATTTATTATTATCTATACAAAATTGAATACTATTATTTAAATTTTTTAAAAATTTATTATGTTTATAATTGAATAAATCAATAGCATTTTGAGAAATTTGTTTAGGAGTTAATTGAATAATTTTATTATCAATTTGTATAGTAGGTTTTACAAATATATTTTTTTCTATAAATTTAGAAACGGGAGAAGGAATAGTATTATAAGTTAATTTTATAAATAAAAGTATACTAATAATAATAATAATAATAAAAACAAAAAAAGCAGAAAATTTGAGTAATGTTTCCATTTATATATATATGATATATTTTATATAAAAAATAATATATATTATTAATAATGTACAATACTGAAAATAAATATTATGAAAAAAAAACATTAGTAACAATAAATAGTAATGATCGTATAAAACAACATAAATTAATAACAGTGATTAATCCTATTAAAGTAGAAAATAATGGTTTTAAAATAATAGATTATAATACAATTTTAGTAACTCATAATCATAATTATGAAATAACAAATACAACAGAAGTTATATTTAAAAATATAGAAGGTGTTTATAATGCTAATTTAAATAAATATACAATTGGTGGAGTTCCAGTAGAATATTTAAATTATAATGAAGAATTAGGAAAACCTATATTTAATATAGAATTTGTTTATAATTATGAAAATAATAAAAAAATAAGTAATTCATATAAAATAAAAATTCCTTTAAGTATAAATAGAAATTTATTAGTATTAAATACAGTTGGAGGTGGTTCAAATATAAAGGTAGAAAAAGTAGATCAATTTATTAGGGGATATGAGGATTCAAGTTCATATAAAATATTATTACCACGTAGATTTAAAAATATTAAAAATGTAAAATTAGTAAGTTTAGAAATGTCAAATGCTCAATATGCTATTAGAGATAAAATTAGTAAGAAATATAATTTAAATGATGAATATATTAGTAATAATAATTTTGTTCATTGGATAAATAAAGAAAATGAAACAAATATAGGTAGTAATTTTTTAATAAATAATGAAAAAATGTTATCTTTAGTAAATAATAATACTAATAATATTTCAACAAAATGGAAAAAAAATGAAACTTCAGAAGATATATTATATGAATATTTATCAGATGAATATTTAAATAAAATAAATAATAATTTAGAACATTTACAAAAACAATTTGTAGATTTATTATATTTATTAAAAAATAGAATAGAAAATCCATTAAAAACAAATGTAGTTACCGAAGAAATGTTAAATATAATAAAACATCAAGATAGTTATTTATTAAAATTTTCAAATAGTGGAATAAATTATAAAGTATTTTTAAGAGAACGTACAAATGAAGTTGATACAACTTATGATATAAAATATTTTATAAATGATTTTAATTCAAAAGAAAAAATAATAAATTTTATTCATAATTTTACAAATTATAATTCAACAATAAATACATATAATGATGATTTAACTATTAATTTTGATGAATCATATACTTATATATCTCCTATACCCGTTCCTACAGCATCTGGTGTAAATATATATAATTATTTAAGACAACTAACAGAATATTATATATCGATAAATTCAAATGATAAATTATATTTTAAATTTTTAAATAATACAGATACACAATTGGAATATTATTATATAAAATATTTATTTTTAAAAAATATAGAATTATTAATAAAAGAAATAATTCAATATAAATATAATAATCAAGATAAAAATAAAAAATTAGAAATTTATAAAAATGAGTTTATGAATTATTTAATAGAATTAAATAGAAATATTAAATTACCATTAAATGAAGTTGAAAAAAATATAATAGAATATGGTTATTTAATATCATTTATATATGATTCAAAAACATATAATTTATATTTTTATAAAAAACCTGAAAATACATCATCTATAATAAATTATAATATAACAGATTTTAATAATATTATTACATTTATTGATTTTATAAAAAAATTAAGATTAGCAAATAATACATTTACATTAATTCCTACATATATTAATAATTTATATCAATTACCTGATACATTATACACATTAGATAATACAAATACAAATGAAATAAATAATAATGTAAAAATGTATAGAAATATTCAATATATATTTGATATATCACATAATGATTTAAAAAATAAAATAATAAAAGTAACAACAAGTACTACAATAATACCAATATTAGATTATAATTTTAATAATAATATAATAATAAGAGATAATAAAATTTATATTACAATATCAATAAATGAAAATATAAATAATTTATATATAGTAAATACTAGTGAATCAAATAAAATAATAGCACAATTATCAATAAAATCAATAAATGTTTATAAAACAGATTTTAGTATTTATGGTTATTTACATAATTTATCAGAAGAAAATAAGATGGAATATATATATAATAATAGAGTAACAAATTATACATATGTAAATGATTCATTTGTAACATTAATAAAAAAAATAAATAAGGAAATAATAAATGTAGATGAAAATTCATTTAATTTATTAATAAATAATAAACCAAATTTACAGAATAAATATTATTGGAAATTACCAACAGAATTAAATACAAATATATATACAAGTAATGTAGAAAAAAATATAAAAATGGATAGTATGGTTGAAGATAAATATAATTATACTGATATATTTAATATAAAATATATCAATAGAAGTGATATAGATATTTATAAAATATATCCAATTTATTCTGTTCAAATACCTAAAGGGAATTATATGATTGATGATTTTATTTTAGAAATGGAAGAAAAATTAAATGTAACTTCAAAAAAAAAATATGATTATAATACAAAATTATTTATTGAAGATACAAAATATAATGTAAAAACATCATTAAAAAAAGATATATGTAAACCTTTATTTTCTATAGAATTAAATGAAAATAATAATTTAGTTCATATATATCAATATGATAAAATATATTCTTATAGTTCTGCTGATTTAACAGAAGTAAATCAAAGTGGTCCATTTATTGTAAATGAAGGATATCCATATATATTTATTAAACATAAAAATCATAGTTTGAAAACAGGCGATGTAATTAATATTACTGGAGCAGCAAATATATTTAATATATCTACATCAGAAGTAAATAAAAAACATTCAATTTATACTCATAAAATATATCGTTGTCATATAAGATTTATATTACCTTTAGATGATAATATAAATGCGAGTGATGTAAATACAGATTATTTTTATGAAGGAAATAAATTTATTGATTTTAATGCATATAAATCAGGTATTAATAAAATATATAATGTAAATAATGTAACAAAAGATAATATAGGAACACTTTCAAAAAGAATGCAAATAGATTATGATATGTCAATATATGAATTAATTGTAGGTAAAAATGATTTAACATTAGAAAATGCTAATGAAACAAAAACAGTATTAGGTAGAGTATTACATGTTATGAAAAATAATAGTACAAATAATTATATATTAGATTATAGTTTATTATCTGATAATAATTTTAAAATAGGTACTATTTTTAAAACAGGAACAACAAATACATATGCTATGATTATACCTGAAGATTGGACACATAATTATTTACCTAAATATCATGATATTTTAAATTATAATATAGAAGAAGTTAAAAATATATCAGAGGGATATAGTATTAAATTAGATAAAGTACCAAATAAAACATCATTAGTAGGTGTAGGTGGTATTAATATTAATATTTCAATACCTATTGAATATAGTTTATTATTTAATAAAAATGATTCATTAAGAGATGTATTAGGATTTCAAAATAAAATGACAGATTTTGATTTAGTTCATTCTAATACTTATAAAGTAGAAGATTGTATAATAGATCATACATATTTAGAAAATTCATTTAATGATAATGAAATAAGTAAAGAAAAATATGTAATGTTAAAAACATTAATACCACATAATTATAATATAGGTAGCACAATTTATATAAAAAATCATACATTAAATTATAATTTAATAAATACTTATACACCAATACGTTTAAATATTAAAGAATATGAACCTTTTGTAGTTTGGTATAATAATTTACCATTAAAAGATCAAATAAATATAAAAAATAGTTTAAGTACAGATATATTTAAAAAATATTGTGATACAGGTATTATAATATATTATACATATTCATATTCAAATAAACAAATACAAGATTTAGGAAATTTAGGTATGAGTGTTCGTCAATATGATAATTTAAATTATTTTGATTATAAAGAAACTCCTATACCAAATATATATAATTTGAAACCTGAAACATATGTATATATAAATCAAAATCAAAAAACAGTAAATAAAAATGTAGAAAATGTTAAAATTGTATATAAAATAGGATTACGTGACGGTTATTATAAAATATTAGGTAATATTCCAATATATAGTAAAAGTTATTATAATAATTATTTTAATAATACTAATTGTGCTATTATTGAATGTAATTATATTAAAATAACTGAAAATCCTAATTTAAAATATATAAATTATAATGAAACTATTTATTCAAATACAACAAAATATAAAGAAAGTGTTTTAGAAGGTTATTTAAATAATGGTGAAATAATAGCACCTTCATTGGATACAAAAATTATAGGAAATTCTAATTGTAATTATAATAAATATTCAACAATATTTAAAAATAAAAAAGATAATAATTTAGAAGTATATTTTCCACTAGAAAATTCATTTTATTTCTATATAAATTATATTGAAAATATATTTTATATAAATAATTCTACAACAACAAAATTAAGTATTTATGAAGATTTAACATATACATTTGATATATCTAATATAAATTTATTAAATAAATTATTTATTATTTCTGAAAGTAAAATTAATATTATACCATATAATTCTTTTAATACAAATAATATAATAAATATAAATGGATTACCTGGTGTAGAAAATTCTACAATTGAAATAAATATATCGCCTTATAGTAATATAAATAATTTATATATTATTGTTGAAAATATTATTATTTTAGAATTAGATATTAAAGAATTAACAACTGTTGAATATAATGTAGAATTATTAAATAATGATAATTATGAATTTACAAATATTATAAATAATAATATATTAATAAATCCTGTATTTAAAATAGAATTAGGAACAAAATATAAATTTTTATTTAATAATTTAATTGATGAAACTATGGATGAAGTTACAAAAAAAAATAAAACAGCATTAGCATTAAACGCATATAATAATTTTATGATTATTTATGATCAAATATTTAATAATAAATTAAATAGAGATTATATAATTTATAATGATGTTGAATTAAGTATAACATTATTTTTAATAAATAATAATTATGATAAAGAATTATATTATCATAGTAATGATAATAAAAATATATTAGGTAAATTTATATTTGGAATATATAATTATTATTATTCAGATAAAGTAATATTATTAAATAGTATATATATTGATAATATAAATAAAAAAATATTAAATACAGAAAAAATAAATACAAATATAGATTCAAATATTATAAATTATATTCAATATAATAATTTAAATAAATATTATTTTACAATTGTTTGTAAAAATAATTTAAATAATATTAATAATTATTCTAATATAATACCACAACATGATATTCATTTCTTATATGAAAATGCTAAAAAAAATACAAAAAAAATAAAAATTAAAAATAATATTGAAATTGTTGAAATTAAAGAAGTAAAAGATAATATGTTAATATTAAAACAACCTAATTATAATTTATATTTAAATAATTTAATAAAAATAGAAATTAATGTACCAAATACTTTATTAAAAGAAGATGATGTATATTATATTGGTTTTATTGATAGTACTTTTACTAAAATTCGTTTAGCAAATTTAATAGATAAATCTTTAATAAATATAACTACAAGTTCATTTACAAATGTAATTACATTTTCAATGAATAATTCATATTATTATAGACATAAAAATGAATTAATTAATAAATCAATTAAAATAAATTATTTAGAATCTTATGAAAATTTAACAAATAAAACATATAATGGTGAAATTAGTAAAATTAATAATAATATTAAATATATTAATACTTCAAATAAAATTTTTTATAATAATATATCACATAATATTCATATTATAGAAGATAAACTTACAAAAAATTTATCTTGGAAAACACCATATGGAAGTATATATATTGATTTAAATGAAAATACTATTATAAATTATGTAAAATTTAATAATATAGATATAACAAATAAAAATCATCCATATAAAATACATTTATATTATATTGAAAAAAATATAAATCATTATATTGGTTCTATTACTGATATGGTTAATAATAATATATTACTCAATACATTCAATAAAAATAAATTTATTTTATATATAGAAAGTAATGGATTATTTACTTCAGAATATTCTGAATTATATGTATCTGATGTAGAAATTGGATTTATTAATCCTATTAAAAGTGACGTATCATATATTAATAATTTAATTAATAAATTATCTATAAATTCTATTATAAATAAATATACAATACCTGATATTTATATTGATGATAATACAATTAATGATACTTCTACATTATTATTAAATAATAACAAATCTTCAATTATTGATATTATTTTTACAGATAATATAACATTACAATATTATAAAATAGTTCAAGATATTAATGATTATAGTATTATTTTAAATAATAAAAAATATGAAACTAAATTTAATGGTACTATAAATACTATTCAATTATTTGGTTCAAATAATATAGATTATTCTAATGAAATTGAAATAATAGATGCCAAATATACATTAGCCTTATCTTCATTAATAGAAACTACTATTACAGATGTTTCTAGTTCTAATACTGATATAATTAATACAAGAACATATAAAACAATAGAAAAAACTTTTTTGAATGAAAATAAATTTAAATATTATCGTTTTAAAATTTCTACTAATATTAATTATTATCCATATTTAAAACCTATTACAGATTCTAATTTTAATATATCAGGAGATACATTAGTATTACCTTCAATATCAAATGATTATATATATAATTTTAATACAAATACAATTAATGTAGATAATCATATATTTAATTTAAATATATCTGGAATTATTGTAGGAAGTTATGAAGAAATAAATTATAGTAATTTATATATTGAAGATTTAAATTATATTACAGATGTTGATATTAAAAGAAATTATATAGAATTAACATTAAAATATAATTTATTAAATAGTCATAAAATAGGTGAAAATATTGTTATTTCAAATAATGAAACAAATGAAAATTTATTTTCTACTCAAAATTTAATTGTTAATAATAAATGGTATACACGAATATTTTATCAAGGTTATAACAGTATATATAATTATAATTTAATATCACGAACTTTATATGAATCTATTCAAAAATTTGTAAAAGGTGGTTCTATTCAAATATATAGTAATAGTAAATATTTATTTAAATATACACAAAATCTCAAAATATATAAAGTAAATATAGATAAAACTATAATTACAGCAAATAATATAACTAGTATAAATGAAATTAATTATTCCGATTATGGTATTACCAAAACACATATAAATTATGATAATGCTATTTATACAGAATTTTTAGTAACTAAACCAAATTATATAAATACAAATGTTGATATTATGAATTACAAACTAATTTTATCACCTATAAATACTGTACAATCAAACGCTTTAACAGATTTAAATTATAAAGATATAAATATTAATTATAATAATAATAAAGAAGGTTTACCCATTGTTCAAGATTATTTAACAAATAAACTTCATATAGAAAAAATGAATGGATTTTATATACCTGAAATATGTTATAATACAATAAATACAAATAATGTTAATGATATAAATAAAACTAATACAAATAATATTATTAAACCTATTATAGATAATAATTATAATACATTTACTTATTCTAATTTAGATTTAGTATTTAAATCAGATAATAAAACATTAAATATTGATGAAAATATATTAAGTAAAAATGGTTTACCTATTTTTGGTTATTTTAAAAATGATTTATGGACTGATACTATTAATTCTGATAAATATTATGTTAATTATTATTCAATTACATTAGAAGGTAAATATTTAGGTTTTAATGGTAGTATTAATAATAAAATTAATAATACAAATTCATTAATAAATAAAAATATAAATGGTTTTAAAGTATTAGATATTGGTTATGATAATAATAATATTAAAAATATTGTTAAATTAGATTTAAAAATATCTGATTTAGGTATTAAAAATCCAAATATTTATTTAGGAGATTTAAATGTAATAACAAATGAAACAAAAAAAAATAATTATATTATTGGTTATGGTGGAAATATTTTCCAGAAAAAAATATATAAAAATATTACTGGAATTAATGGACCTAAACATTTATATTTATCTATTAAAAATCTCAATAATACATTAACTACTAACAAAACTAATTATTTTAGTAAAATTATATTAAGTAGTAATCCCGGTTCTCATTTATATGACACTTTTGTTGAAAATGAAACATATTTTGAAAAAAAACCATTAGATGAATTAAATGATTTAGATATTAAATTTATAAATGATGACGGTAAATTATTTGATTTAGAACATTCAGAACATAGTTTTATTTTAGAAATTACTGAATTAATTAATGATTTTGATAATTCTAATTATCTTATTAATTAATTTTATAATATATTTTATTTTTTCCTTGTAGAATGTTTTATCTTTTTCTTGTAGAATGTTTTATCTTTTTCTTGTAGAATGTTTTATTGTTGATATTTTTTTTTTAGAATATGTTATTTTTGGTTTTTTTGATATATTTTTTCTTACTGTTAATTTTTTTACTTTTGAATGTGTAGTTTTTTCTTCTGGTGTAAAATATTCACCTATTAGTTCTAAATCATTAAATTTTGATAATTTACTTAAACTATCATAATCTTTTTTTTGTATATATGAATTTAATAATAACATGTTTTTTTTACCTAAATTATTATTTTCCCATGAAATTTTATATATATTTTGAGCATAATCATATGATATAGATCTTAAAACCGCATATAATAGTGTTAAAGCTTCACAATGACCCGCATCTTCACCTCTTTCAGCACCAAGAAGATTAATATTTTGATATGGTTTATCACTAACTACAAAATTCACGCTTTCTCCTTCAATTATATTAGTTCTTATATGTCCTAATACACTTTCTAAATAAGCTCTTGTTAGAGGTCCATGACCATAACCATTACTATCCCATAATTCTATTCTTTTTTTATCTTGATCAAAATAAAATAAAACAGCATGTTTATCACTTTCATCTGATACTTGTAAAGTTAAATTAACTAAATATCCTAATTTTAAATATTTTAAAACGTTCCTCATTTCATTTTCAAATGAAGATATTTTAGCAGGTGCTCCTAAATATGCTTTAAATGGAAGTTTATATCCTTCGGGTAATGATTTAATTTTTATATTTTTTTTTTCTGCATTTTTTATAAAAGAGAAACTATTATCAGCAGAAATACTTTTTAATCGTGGATATTTGGGTTTTAGAGAAGTTGATAGTTTTTCCTTACCTCCACCTAAATGTTTTTTTGCAGTTAAATATTTTTTTTTATATTTTAAATATTTTTGATAATCTGACATTATATATTACTATATTATTAAAAAAAATCAATTTAAATTAAATATTAATATTATTTATATTAATTAGTAATTAATCGTGGTACAATACTCATTGAAATTAATTCTTGAAGTAATAATTTACAAGCATATGGTAATCTAATTTCATTAAATACTGTTGTATTTGAACAATGATCACATTTATATATATTTTTCTTTTCATTTACTGAACCAATCATATAACATTTATTACATACATATACTTTATAATTATCTGATACATCTAATAAACGTTCCTTTAAAAATGCCGAAGCACCATGACTAATAATACAATCACGTTCCATTTCTCCAAAACGCAAACCACCATCACGTGTTCTTCCCTCTGCTGGTTGACGTGTTAATAATACTACAGGTCCTGTAGAACGTGAATGATATTTATCAACAACCATATGTTTTAATCGCTGATAAAATGTTGGACCAATAAATATATTTACTAATAATTGTTCTCCTGTTAATCCATTATATAATACTTCATTTCCACAATCGTCCATTCCACAATGTGTAGTTAAAATATCTGATATTTTTTTTGGATCTAATTCTGTAAATGGTGTTGAATCTCCTTCCATTCCTAAAATTGTTCCTGTTTTACCTAATAAACATTCAATTAATTGTCCAATTGTCATTCTACTAGGAATAGCATGTGGATTTACAATAATATCCGGCACAATACCATCTTTTGTAAATGGCATATCTTCTTGTCTATATAACATTCCCACTGTTCCTTTTTGTCCATGTCTACTAGAAAATTTATCACCAATTTCCGCATATCTTTCATTTTTAATTTGAACCTTACAAAATTTATATCCATCTCCATTTCGACCTTCAAATACCTTATATACACTCCCCCCTTCATTATTTTTCAATACAATACTATTATCCTTATAAGAATTCTCTTTCAATTTTTTTTTATATGGAATTGTTTTTCCAATAATTACATCACCTGGATATACATATGAATTTTGTTTTACTATACCACTTGGATTTAATTTTTCATAATTTGCTAATTTATAATTATATGTATTATCTTTATTTGGAATACAAAATTTTTCTTCATCTCCTGAATTTTGATTTTTTTTTTCTTCTTCTTTATATGTTTTTAAATGTCCTGATAAGAATAATCCTCTATCTACTGCTGATCTATTCATTAATACTGAATCCTCCTGATTATATCCTGTATAAGTAGCAATAGCAATAATCGCATTAATACCAGAAGGCATATTAGATGTATTTAAATATTTCATTGAACGTGTTGTTACTAATGGTTTTTGTGGATAATATAAAATATGACTAATTGTATCCATACGTGTAGCAAAATTTGTAGCACAAATACCAATTGCTTGTTTACCCATTGCCGATTGATATGTATTTCTAGGAGATTGATTATGGTCTGGAAATGGAATAGTAGAAGCAATAGCACCAAGAATTAAGAATGGATGAATTTCACAATGTGAATAATTTTTATTCATAATATTTTTCTTATTCATAGCAATTAATTTTGTAGATGTTTCATAAGGATCTAAATATTCAATTAATGCTTCTGATTTATTTGAATAAATTTCTAATAATTGTTTTTTATTTATATTTTCTAAATCATCTATATTAATTTTATAATTATTAGAAATACCTAATAATGAATTCCAACTTAATCTATTTGTTTTTAATAAATTACCAATTTTATCCGTTATTTTAAATTTTCCTTCATCTAAAATATATAATGGTCGTAAAAATCGTCCAGCATCACTATAAATATACAATTCATTTTCAAATTTATCAAATATAATACTAACATAAATATTAATAATTCCACATCTACGACAATTTATTAAATGTTGATATATATTTTTAATTTCTCCTGATACACCATACCAATCTCCATTCAGAAATATTTTAGAATTACTAGATAATATATCATATTGAATTAAATCTTTATCAGTAATATTATCTAATAATATAATATCAAATTTATTAAGTTCTTTCATTACTGGTAATAATGAACTAGCAATTGAAACTATTGCCGATAAACTAATATTTTTTACTACACCTACAGATTGACCTTCAGGAGTTTCCGCAGGACAAATATAACCCCATTGAGTACCATGTTGTTTTCTTGGAGGAATTAATTTACCACATTTTTCAATAGGTGTATTAATTCTACGTAAATGAGAATTTACACTATTAAATGACATCTTATTATATAATTGCGAAATACCTTGTTTATTAAATGAATTTTTTACACCAAAATTACCTGTTGCTAAAGCAAATTTTAAACCATTTTCAATTACAGTTGGTTTAATTAACTTATATATATTTGACATATTAATTATATTATGAAAATTTTCTGTTGCACGCCAACTACCATTATTAAATTCCTTATTACAACCCGTTTTTAATTCCTTCATCATTTTTGTATAATATTGACGAAATAATGCTCCTAATAATGCCCCAGTTCCATCAATACGTTTATTTAAATAAGAATCACGATCATCACATTCTTTTTTACCTAAACTACATTCAATTA